TAGTAGATCATTTATACAACTTAATAATATGGAAAGAATGTTGATTCCTACTGGACTTATCGCAGATATTCCAAAAGGATTTTCAATTCGATTACATTCAAGATCAGGTCTGGCATTCAAACAGGGAGTTTATCTCGCAAATTGTGAGGGGATTATTGACAGCGATTATGTCGATCCCATTTTTGCAATGGTTACGAACATCAGTAACGTACCCGTGAGAATTTATAATGGAGACAGAATATGCCAAGGAGAACTGGTTCGATGTGAAAAATATACATTGGATGAGTCTGATGAGGCGCCTACTCAAAAAACAGATAGAGAAGGTGGTTTTGGTTCAACAGGAGTGTAATACTCGGTGTATGCATATCCTATTAATTTAAATTTAATGGAGTACAAATGTTAGAAAAAGCAATAGGTTGGATTCGCAGCCTTACAGAAGCAGGTCTTGCGTTAATCGCACTTGGTGTGGTAATGCAAATACTTTTTGGAGCAGCAGTTCCTTTTATTGGTCTTGATGTTGTCGGCTCAGTTGTTAGTTTAGTCAGCAAGCTCGGCGGAGAAGGATTAGTTGGATTAGCTGCTATTTGGGTTTTGTGGGGAATTTACTCTAAGAAGTAAGTCTTGACAAATTCAAAAAGTGTGTTATAATATAAGTATGTGAATTTTATATTATGGAAATACAACTGAAAGGGGTGCTGGTTAATCCTTTGGTGTCCTCGCCCCTTTCTTTTATTATGAATGAAAATTGGAAAATTGAAGAAAACGAAATGAAAACAAAATTTAAGTTAGTAGTAAAGGACTCTGGTACTTATACAGCAGATTCGTTTACTGAACTAATTTGGATAGTTCTAAAGCATCGTTGTCAACATGTTCTCAAAGGAGAAGGTTGGCGCGATTAGGAGTGCATCATAGTGATGACTCCGTAATGGAAGCCGGTCGCTTCCGCGAAAGAAGGACCGGTAAATTATTAACCTCGCTTATATAAGGAGGAATTATGGTACAATTTCGCGCATCACATATGCCCATGAATTTTGGGGATATTGAAAAGGCCCTTGGATTTTCCGTAGGGTATGATTCAATGTTTGATCGGTTGTTTGGAGAAAGTTTTCAACCAACTACATCATCAAATACACACCAGGGGTATCCACCCTACAATATCCGAAAAGAAGGAGACACCAAGTATTTCATCGAACTGGCCGTTGCAGGTCTTTCGGAGGATGATCTTGAAGTAGAATTGAAAGAATCCGTTCTGGAAATTCGTTCTAAGCAATCAACAGAAGATGAAGCTAATTATGTTCATCGTGGAATTGCTAAAAGGTCTTTTCAGAGATCGTTTACTCTTTCCGATGATGTTGTAGTGAAGGGTTGTGGATTAGTTAACGGCATGTTGACAGTTGAACTTGAAAAAGTGATTCCAGAGGAAAAACGAGCACGTTTAATTCCTATTGGATCTAAAAAAATCAAGTCAATTAACTAATTGACATTCGATGCGCCCATCAGTACTTTGTGCTGATGGGCTTTTTGTTTATGAAAGAATTTCCATATTATCCAACCGATTATACTTGGAGGAGAAGAGAATTTAGCCGATTTCTTCAATATCAAGATAATTTATGGGAAAATAAAGACATTAAACAGACCATGCACGGATTAGCATTGTGTTGGTCTTATATGCCCCATAGTTGGTCAGTTCGTTGTAATAATATGAACTCCCCTTTACAAACTTTTGAGAATGATATAGAAAAGGTCTATAAAAAAATGGTTCAAATGGGGCATAAAAATACCCCTTCTGACATGAGAAAAACATTAAGAATAATGACAGGCTCACAAGGAGTCAGTAATTTCAGACCAACTGAAGCACACGCAATTTATAATAGATTTCTTCCTGACGGTGGAACAACTTGGGATATGTCAGGTGGATATGGTGGAAGATTATTAGGTGCAATTAAATCTCAAATAAATTATATTGCTACTGAACCGGCAACAGAAACATTTAAAGGATTGAAAGAAATTATTAAAGATTGGAGCGTTGTTTCAAATATTTTTAGAAAAGTTCCACACTTTGAAATAGTACAAAAGGGTAGTGAGGATTTTCTTCCAGATAAAGAATCATTAGATTTATGCTTTACCTCCCCACCATATTTCAATACAGAAAAATATTCAGAAGAAGAAACTCAAAGTTATGTAAAATTCCCTGAGTGGTGGTTATGGGCTTCAGGATTTCTAAGAAAGACTATACAGAATTGTCAATATGGATTGAAACAAAATCGTTATATGTTGATTAATATTGCCAATGTTAGTTCATTTAATAATTTAGAAGATGCAACTGTAACGATAGCAAAACAAGAAGGTTTCGTACATGAAGATACTTATAGATTGGCATTATCGAAAATTAGGGGCAATGGATTTAAGTATGAACCAATATTTGTTTTTAGGAAAAGATGAAGAGATATATAATACAGAAGAATAAATTTTAAACCTATCATTCGGAGATTAAAAAAATGTGTGGAAACGAACATTGCAATTGTGAAAATTGCACCTGTGATCCTTGTACATGCACAGCAGAAAATCAATGCGAATGTGAATAATTATGGAGAAAAATTATGTTACCATTAGCAGGACTATTATTTAATGTTATTTCTAGCCTTGTCGTAGACAAAGCAACAGATTTAGCAACTGAACATGTGGAAAATATGTTAGAAGATATCCTTCCAGATAGTGCTAAAAAAGAATTGGATAAAATCATAAAAGAAGATTCACACCATACTTTCACAAATGCTAAAGATGCATTGATGGGTGCGGTTGAAGGCAAACTACCTATTCTTAAGGCAGATGGAACACTCAAACCAATAGAAATATCATTTAAAGTTACGTATGATCCCACATCTGGATCAGTTGACATAGAAAAAGAATAAGGAGATTATGGCTGATAGAATAAGATTATCAAAGAATTTTGCACTAGCAGAAATGGTGAAGAGTTCCACAGCAGAAAGATTACGCGTAGATAATTCGCCAGGTTCACATCATCTTGTGAATTTAACACATCTTTGCATTAATATTCTGCAACCAGTTAGAGAACAGTTTGGAGTTATTACAATTAACTCTGGTTATAGAAGTCCCGCACTAAATGCAAAAGTAGGCGGATCTAAAACGAGCCAGCATTGCAATGGTCAGGCTGCAGATTTTGAAAGTTTTTCAACACCAAATCCAGACTTAGCTAAATGGATTACTAAGAATTTGGATTTTGATCAAATTATTTTAGAATTTTATGATGGTAAAGACCCTAATAGCGGTTGGGTTCATTGTAGTTATAATCTTATGGGGAATCGTAAGAAAATACTCACTGCACTTAAAACAAAGAGTGGCGTGGTATATAAAAATGGATTCGTTTCTACGTAAACTACAAGAACTTGGAATTAAATGTTATCTCCAAGTTTTATTTACTGTTGGTGCTTTTATGTCTACTCGCTCATGGGTTGACAAACACATAAAACTGTGTTATAATAGATTAGATGAAATTAATAGTGATTATGATAAACGAACCCGAATCGATTGGTAACCCAAAAAATAAATGTCTAAATTTTATACTAGTGTAGTATGTCTCGGAAATTACATTTTTGAGCGGGGAATCGAAGATGGGTTCCCTTTTGATGACAAGCACGAATTTAAACCCACTTTATACATTCCTACCACAACTAAAACTGATTGGCGAACTCTTGAAGATGAGCCAGTAGGCCCCGTTCAATGGGGAACTATCAAAGAAACCCGCGAAGCAATGAAGAAGTATGAAGGCGTAGATAATATGAAAATCTATGGTCATACTAATTACAATTATTCCTTTATTGCAGAAACATATCCTGAACCAATCGATTACAATTTAGAACATCTCAAGATAATGTATCTTGATATTGAAGTGGGTTCAGAACATGGTTTTCCAGAGCCTCAACGTGCCGATGCAGAAGTAACCGCAATTACAATTAAGATAGATGATGATATTCAAGTTTGGGGGTGTTCTGAATTTCAAAATGGACAAGAAAATATTACATATAATAAGTGTGGTGATGAACGACAATTATTAGAACAATTTGTCATGTATTGGCAACAAAATTGTCCTCATGTAATTTCTGGTTGGAATACTAAAACATTTGATACTCCATATTTGGTTAATCGAATTCGTGGAGAATTGGGAGAAACTTGGGTTAAGAAACTTTCGCCATGGGGATTCGTAAAAGAACAAAAGATTTTTGGTATGGGCGGTAGAGAAGTCCAGACATATGAAATATACGGCGTGTCTGAAATTGATTACATGGATGCCTATAAGAAATTTACTTTCATCAATCAAGAATCTTATAGATTAGATCACATTGCGTATGTAGAATTAGGAGAGACTAAACTTGATTATTCTGAAGTGGCGACATTACACGAATTATATAAAAAGGATTATCAAAAGTTTATTGAGTATAATATTCAAGATGTATTATTAATAGATCGCCTTGAAGAGAAAATGAAACTTTTGGAGTTGATTATTTCTCTAGCATATTTGTCAAAGTGTAATTATACAGATGTATTTGCACAGACAAGAATGTGGGATTGTATTATTTACAACCATCTCTTGAGAGAGAAAGTTGTAATTCCACAAAAGAAAAGAGAACGCAAGGGTGAT